GTCTACCACTATTATTGCTCCTGCGTCTACTGCTACTACAGGTTCACCATCGTCATCATCTGGTAAGCCAACCACGGAAACAAATGCACAACCTGTAACTAAACCTGCAGATAAAACAGAAAATGGGCCTAGCGCGGAATCCACTACACAGTCAGAAACAGAAAAAGCGCAAACTCCTGCTGAACAACCTAAGTCACAAGAGGCTACGCCTAAAGAAGCTGGCAAAAGCACACCTACAGTTGGTGATAAATCAGCCAAAACTGTGCAACCAAGTGAATATACAAACTGGGGTTACGGAGAAGAATTTAAGCAACGTATTGATGACGACCGATTGCCACCAGAAATGCGATCTGATCGAAGAGTCAAAAAAAATGGGCAAGTTAATCCTTACTATCAAATGACTAAAGGTGAGGAAGTAACACGCCAAGGCAATATTGGCAATATAGTGGCTTTCCCAGGCATTGTTAGTAATACATTTAAGCGACTAAAAACTGCATTTGACTTAAATGTCAAAGACAAAGATGGCAACATTACTAAATGGAATATCGAAGTTAAAAGTGGCGTAAAAGACAAGAAATTTGGGCAAGCAGAATTTAAAACGCTTCTTATGGAGGAGTGGGGTCAATCGGCAACTCAAGCTGACGTATTGTCAAAGTATGTTGATCGATGGGCTGTAGGTTGGGCTAAAGATATTGCTAGGTTGAGTGGTTACAACGTAAACATAATAGCCCGTGCTTTGCGAATTGAAGGTATTGATCCTCCAAGTGGTGAAGCTTGGCAAGCATGGAAATCTAATTATCGTGAACAGCAAGTTCTCAATCCTACAAAAGCTAATAAAGAATTAATAGCAAAGCTTGTTACTGTATTTTATACAGAACGACTTGGAGGTATTGCTGGCCTATCGGCTGAGCAAACCGCTTCAATAGGGCGACCAGGTGCTACATTTACGTTGCAAGGCAATACTGGTCAAATAATGCATGTTGCGTTGGCCATGCGTGGCAAAATGAACTACGTCACGCAAGTGCATGAGGTAAATCACCTTCTTGTCAGATCACTGTACGGCCCTATGTATCACGAGATTGCTGCAGCAGTTCGTGAGTCATATGTAATATCTGGTAATCAACAACGCAACACAAGACAAATTACTCCTGACGTAGAAGAACAAATAGTAACAAGTTTAACTAATGCGTTGTTTAAGAGTGACGATGTAAACAAGGTATTAAAAGAAGCTTTTAAAGAAGGTGGAGCGAGTAACGATCATACATTAAATGCTTTATTTAACTCCATTGGTCAGCAGATGCGTGAGTCTGCTGGCATGGAACATAGCCCACTAGCCAATGACATTGCCAATAATCCAGGTTGGTCTGTTGCGTTTGATAAAACTAAACAAACGGCAGCTAGTACCCCTATTGTTTATCAACCATCTAAAGGTACATATTTTGATGGAACACTAAAACAAGACTTCAATCCAGCTCAAGACAAAAGTGTCTCTATTATTTTTAAAGACAGTGATGGCAAAGAAGTTGAAAGCACAGTTGATCCTGAAACACTATTTATTGGACAAATAGAAACTAAACTTTCAGAAGGTGCACAAAAAATTGTTGCACGTTGGTTAGGTCACTGGCATGACTGGACAGTTCAAAACATTAAAGAATATGTACCAGAAATTAAATCTGAATCTTTTGATCCTGTAACAAATTTGGATATTGTTCGCAAAAACGTTGGATACAACTGGTGGAGAAATGTACAGGAGTATAAATCAAAAGTATCCGGTTTAAATGATTCTAAATGGACTGCCGAACGCATACGTGCCCGTGCTTTTTACAGTTATCTTGGTTGGCTTGATTTCAATAACAATGATTTGGCTACTGGGTACGATAATTTCCTGCCGTACAGTGACTTGTCCGCACAAGAACGAATACCTCGTGGTACAGAAAAACGTCCAATTACGATCACGTCAGCTCATGATGCAGCCGATATGGCCAACGCACTCACGACATTAATCGAAAAAGAAAAAGCCGACCTAGAACAAAAAAAGAAAGATGACGCTGCAGCTGCCGAGCAAACACAGAAAGATAGAGAAGCTGCGGAAGAAAAAGCGAAAGAAGACGCAGAAAAGGCCAAAGCTGAACAACAAGCCAAATACGAAGCAGCTAAAGCTAAAGGTGAAGCGTTAGCTGCTGCTAAAAAAGCAAAGCAAGATGCTGAGAATCAAGCTGCCGGAAAAACACCAGAACAAACAGAAGAGTTGGATAAAGCAATTAAACTTGCAACGTCCAAACTTACAACATTAAACAAGCAAATTACGGTACAAGTTGATAAAGCTCTAAAGGATTTTGATGGTCTTTTATCCGCCGGTAAAGTTGATGACGCTAGAAGTCTTGTACAAGATGTAATTGCGTTTATTGATGGCAAAGCTTCTGTGGCTACTGCAGAACATAAATCTATTATGGATTTAGGAGGTATTCTTCCAGAATCTTTAATCAATCATGGACGCAATGAACAAGAACGCGTATTGACTACAACTGAACAAAAAATTAAAGATGCGACAGAAGTCAAGGTTGAAGCAGCTAAACAACTGTCCGACATTACATTGGATCAGTTGAAAAAAGAAGCAGAAGAAAATTTTGACGAAGATATATTTGGTGCTGCCGGTGGTGAATTCTCTGGTATGTCTACGTTTATCCGTAGCAAAGACAGCACTCCTGATTCAAATGCGTTGGTCATTCCTAGTACAGGTAAAAGCTGGGAAGATCCAACAATTAAAATCATTAATGATCATATTGAACGCCTGACAAAAACGCCTGAAGTTAATCAGGAACGCCTCAAAGACAAACTGTTGGCGGATTTACTTCAATCTAGAGTTGCTAGTGTAAAAATTAATGTACGCATTAAAGATCGCGCATTGTACTCTACTGATTTTCAATATGTAGGTGGCAACCCAATTCGTGTTAGTGTAAATAAAATCCAACCTACCGAAAAAGCTAGTGATATACAGCAATCTACCTACGCTAACGTGGCAAGTGGATTACGTCAATTATTTAGATCTGTGCGATTTACGCCTAACGGTATTGTTATTACTACCAATCGAGATGGGTATTTGCAATCCGTCACAATGGATGCACAATCGTTTTACAAAGAAATTAACCGTGAAATTGAACGACAGTCAGAAGCTGGTATTACTGAGTATTTAAGAACAACTGGACAAGCAGATAGTTATTACAACCGCGTGATGAAATTGTTGCGCGAAAGTGATTACAATCAAAATGCGGTTGTTGACATTATGGTTAGTGATTCTGCTTATGCCAACTGGACTAAAACTAAAGATCGTAATTACATTGATGTAAAAGATTTGACGGTTGCAAATTCAGGTTTACCACAATCAATGATTGCAGATTTAAAAAAAATTACGACGTCAGATGAGTTGCATAAATACATTGAGAATAACGAACACCAGTTAATGGCAAGCCCAATGTTTTTGCACATTATTCGAGCAAAGAATGACACCAATTCAATATGGAGGAATAAAGGTGCATCTATACCGGATGTTAAGTGGAGCACTGCTCAATACGATCGTATTAATCGAGATGTAAACGAACGTTTGAATGTAACTAGTTTAAAAGTTGATCAGAATATAGATGATGCAGACTTTGTCGAACCTATGGCAAAAGCGTCTAGTAATATTGAACGCATGATGGCTAGTTCGCATTTGAATGGAAACGACATTGACACAGAAGTTGGTTTGACTGAAGATGAGAAAAACATATTTGACATTACTAAAAACTTACTAAGTAGTGATGAGTATTTTGACAATCTTGTAGATAGCCGTATACGTTATGTTGAAAGCGTTATGCAACCTAAGCATACGCTTGATTCATTACTTGATTTAGCGACAGATCGACGCAAATTAGTAATGATGTACAAGGAAGATTTAGCATTTGCAAAAACAAATGGTGATAAAGATGCACAAGACAAAGCATTGGAACTGGTTAGAGCAGCTGAAGAATCTTTAGGTAACGTAAATGGTGCAATTAAAAGGCGTCGTGATGCTGCGCGATTGCAAACACAACAAGATGTAGACGCAATGGACAATGTATTTGAAGTTTTGTCTCACATTAATGATGACCAAATATTTAAATTTTTTGATCCAAGTAATACGGAACAACGTAATAAAATTACAAGGCTGGCTAATGAAACTGCACAAGGCGTACCGCAATTATATGGAACGTTGCAAAAAACAGGTTTACCGGAAATTCTGCATGAAATTAAAAATCGTATTGAGGATCATTTAGATTCTAATGACGAGCAGTCATACATGGATTCATATAGAACGTATGCGCGAGCATTAGGAAACATTAGTAATGCGTTCAAAGCAGCCCATGAAACATACGATAGAACGAGAGAAATACCAACACTTGGCAATTTAACTTCAAGATACGTTGATTTTCAATCCGGTCTTACCGTTCAAGAAGCAGTTATATTGGATGCAAGACGTATCAATATGCAAGCATACAGGCTAGGTAGTAATCAGTCGTTAAGCGATTCAGATTTACAAGCTTTGATTGGTGTTGGTAGTGCAAAATACAACGATTCATTGTATTTGTCTCCTACTGAGCAAGCTAAGAATACGGAAATTATTGAACAATTAACTAAACAGAATAACGGAGTTCGCCCAAGTCAAGCTGCACTACTTGCACATCCAGACTATACAAACCCGGCAACTAAATTAATCAATAGGATGAATGGATTGGAAACCAATTCGTTAATTGGTGATTCAGCAAAGATTCGTCTTGGAGAAGAAACGTTTAAACGGCATTACAATGTGTTGCGTGATTTGTTCAAAATTTTAAACACTAAAGTTGAAAGTAAAAATGGCGACAAAGAAACAACTAAAAGTGTAGACGATATCTTGTTTGCGAAAGGTAATCATTTTACAATCGCTGAAAAGACATGGATGTTGATGAATCTTGTCGATGATTTAACTGTTGGGAAAATACCGCCGAGTAGTGCAAAATTTAAACATGTTGAAGCTGCACGTGACGCCATGGCCAATGGCTTGGGTGTAGATACCCCAGGTGTTAAGACTAAAGGTCAGTTACAACAACAAGCTAAAAACTTACGTTTATTTAGAAAACATGTAGCTGAGTCAATGGTTATGCCAGTACAGCGTGATTATGTTGGCACACGCCCTGGTGGTGTTGTAGAAGTAACTACAACAACACATAAAGACACAGAAGCTTTTGCTAAAGCCATTATTGAATTTGTCGTCAATAAAGATAAAGAATCCATTTTGAATCAAACTGTATACAGTCGCAATGGGTTCTATCAAAAACTTATTAAACGCATTAATGATGCAATTAAATTTGATAAAAACGCACGTAAAGCGTTCGGTAATGTCCGAACTGTGTTGTCAGATGCAGAACTGTTTGCATTGGCCGACGCATATGACACGGGTGATGTAAAGTACACACCATGGGAGAAGTATGCGTTTGTCAAAACAATGATTGACAAACGAGATTCAGCAATTAATTCACCATTAAAAGAATGGTTGGCATCAAACGCTAAAGTCAAAAATGCATTGACTGTAGCTGATTTAAATACTTATTTAGATCAAGCTAGTGAATTAAGTGAATATGACAAACGAGCATTTATTGGAATATTTGCCAATAGTTTGTCTGCTAATATGTCGCACCTTAAACGTTACGCGATGTTAACAGGTCATCTTCCAGATGTGTCAGATTTAAAATACATATCAGAAGTAACTGGTGCATCAGTTGAGAAGTTGCAACAAGAATATGAAGCCGTTAGTAGTTTGTTTGCATCTGTTGGATACGAATCGCTTTCAAATCACATAATGGGTTCTCAAATTAATGTCACACATTTTAATCGAACGAGAGAATCTGTACATACGCACGGTATTTTTGTAAATGCTAGTCCGGCTGAATTACAAGGTATTCATGCTTTTACAAGGCAAACGTGGATTGATTTAGAGTCCGTATTGGGTGAACATTACGCTATTACATCTGGTGATCCAAATGATTTCACACCGGGCAGCTACGATGCATTAGCAACACCAACACGGCTTAGAAGTGCAGTAATGGCAACTAAACTTGCCGACATGATTTGGGGTAAACAGCTCAGTGGAAGATCAATTCAAGGAGCTGATCGCATTGCTTTGGTTTCTAGTAAGATGCCGGCAGCAAATCAAAGTAAATCTGTAAACAGTAAATTAGCCAGTTCTATGACGCCAGAATCTAGAATGGCAGCTCATGTACATAACACGTCTGAAAGTTCTATGACCAAAGTGTTGCGAGATGTGTTGCAAGGCGAAGGATTATCAACAATCAACGAATCGTTAAAACGATTTACTCTTGGTAAGTTTTTAACAATGTATCGACGAGCTGATGGCGCATTGCCATCACAAGCCGAAGCATTTAAAGCTTATGAGGCAGAGTATGCACGTGTAATTTTAGCAGCAAGAGAAGAAATGGTACGTAGTGTAAATGACACTACATATGATTCTTATGATTACAATCCTGCCAAAAAATCTGACGGATCATTGGATTACAGTAAAGTTGCTGTTTACGACCGAATATTGAAACGTAATGTTTACGAAATCGATTACGTCAATGGTCGTGTGTTTGAGATAGAAGGTGTTGGTAAAAAAGCTGTACGTAAACCAATAACGATTGGCAAGTCAAACGAGAATGGCACAACGCAGTTGCATCAATTGTTGGCTGATGCATTGTTTGTTGGAGCTTCTGACAGCACCAAGCAAAAATATATGCCGGTTGTTTTGCAGTCGGCAGTTAACACGCCATCGTTAAATCCTGTACCTGCGGTGTATTGGCACGGTCGCTACCGCGTTAATATGCAAAACGACGGTGTAGCTGCATCTGAACCAATGTATATGTCTACATTGATCAACAAACCCAAACAAGTGTTTGATAGCGTTGGATCCTTCGATACAGATACGGAAAACGGATACATCAAACCTGTATTGCAACGATGGACAATGCCGGATGTTACAGGCAACACACGTATTCGTGTGGATAACGAAGGTTTGCCTTACTTTGATGGTGCCGGTTACACCGTAACCACAAAAGAAGGCCACAGATCCGGTTTATTTACAAACTTAATTGCTAATGGATTAACAAAAGAAAAGGCACTGTCCATTTACGCAATGACTGAACATCCTCAATTCAAAAACTGGGTTGCTGGAGATTTGATTGAAAACGCATCACTACGTAGAGGCACTAGTTTTGTTGACCAAGGACGTGTAGTAGACGCTGCTACGTATAGCAAAGTCAACAAAGTTATTGCACTTCATGAGTTTGTCAAAGCTGTCAATAAGTATATGGATTCCCCAACTCAAAATAATCTTGAAATGGTTGAACACACATATGATGAAACGGAAATGGGGCGTCACCTAACTGATTCCGAACTCAAAGCAAAAGCAAAATCAATAGTTTCGACACAGTTAGATTCGTTGGCGTATATTAAAACAGCCACTGATCTAGCATCATCTATCACGACGCCAGAAATTGATTACCATGTAAAACCGTATCTAGCTCAACGTGAAAGCGAGAAGGACATAACAACTGGAAAACCATTTACGTCGCTTGTTTTTGAAGATACATCAAACACCTTTATGAATATGGACGCACCAGGTTTAAGGACATATGACCTTGGTAGTGGGCTGGGTAGCAATTCCAATCGACGCAATCAACCATACTTTGTTCGAGTTTTTAACCCGTACGTACACGATGCTATGGAAAACGGTGTTGCATGGAATGACATGCAAGACATTGTAAAAAAAGCAATAGCAGATGGCCATGACGGATTGGTTGTTACAAATTTACGTCCAAACTTATTAAATTCGGAACGACGTAATCTGGTTTACACATTTGATGATTCCAACGTCAAACCTATTGACCAGATGGGTGACATGACATACAGCGCATCAGTTCAAGCAACGGAAGCAGCTGTCACACCAATGTTTATGAATGCTCCAATGTGGGCGCCAGTAACAACAAAGGTAATTCCAGTTGCATCATCTGCTGTATTTGTACAACCTCCAAAGACAGCAAAAGAAATTGCTGGTGACATTCTTGGTTATTCGGCCGACGTTGCGCAAGGCGTTGCGCGATTCCCACTATCTCTTGACTTTGCATTTGTAGGTATTCAAGGTGCTAAAGCTTTAATGGGTGTTTTGACTGGACGTCCATACGATACTTGGTTTGCAGTCAAAGCATTTGGATTATCAATGCAAGGCATGATGCCGAATACATCTATCACTTTGTTTGGCAAGAAAATTGGGTTTGACAAACTTGGTCGTAGAGCGTGGCTTAACGTGTATCAAGAAATGCGTAAGGATCCGTATTTCCAACTTATGCGTGACATGAACGTGCCATTGCATTTTGTAAACTTTGAGAAGAACATTGAAACAAAACGCAAACAGATCTACCAAGAAAGTAATGGCAAAGTTAGATACGAAGATATTAAACTTGACATGCTTGACTTTGATGAACGCGGAAACATGACTGATTATTTTGAAAGGATCACGCCTACAACGTGGATTCCTTTGACAGGTATGTTTGAACGACAAATGTCGTTGAATCACGACTTGTTGTTGTTTAGTCAGATTAAATATCAATTGCAACACAACCCAATGTTCAAAGGTTTAACCAACGAACAGTTGTCAAAACGTCGAGACGTCAAGGCAATGATTAACTTCTTGGCAATGTCAGTTGGAGACGTTCAATACTCAACAAACGACAAGGTTGATGCAGCAGCTGGACGCTGGGGTAAGTTTATTGCTGCAGCTCCGCGTTGGTATTTGTCCAACGTGTTGATGAATCCTGTTGTTAATCCCGCTGTAACAGCATTGTATAAAGCAGTTCCTGCTATTCGTAAATACATGGGTGAAAACCATCGTGGTGTCGGTTTATATGACTACAACTTATTGGAAAATCGAGCGTTATTGAAATACCAATTGTTGACTTACGTAGGCACCGCTGCATGGGGTTTGATGATTCCATATATGGCCGAATGGCTTGGTCGTCTGTTAGGTCGTGAGGACATAACAGGTGAAGAAGGATTTGGTAAGTGGAGATTCGGTAACTGGAAGATGGCCGATAGCTCAGGTGTATGGGACTTCGTGAATACTTGGACATCTACGCATGAACGTATGGTCAAAGGGCAATTCCAGCCATTGCCAAAACCTGGTGATAAAAAATCCACAATAGATTGGCTGTCACAAGTAAGTTCGCCAACGTTGTATAAATTATCGCCAGTTATCACAAAGTTGATTCAAACATATACAGGTGTCGATGTAATTGGACGGCCAGTTTACGAAAATGACTATGAATGGATGAAGTTCTACGAGAAATTCTTCTCACCGTTGGTCAAGGAAAAGTTTGGTGTTGATCTTGGCGTCAAACCTTTTGTACGAGGTTTGTATACAACGTCGTTGTCGCCAACGTCGTGGACTGCTATGTATAAAACGTATTACGAGGCAGACTGGCAAACACAAGGAAACATGCCGACATACGCTTCGGATCAAGCATTGAAGCAATTTGTTGCTGCTGCTTTAGGATCCAGAGCTGATTATGACCAACATGTACCACAAGCATTCCAAGGTCAATATCGTGCAATGCAAAAGATGAAGAGGTTGAACTATACGGGGCCAACAATGATTGACATCATCAACGACCCCAATAAGCACATCATTCCTCGAATGCTAACAGGTGAAGATAAGTTTTAATGACTGATTAGGCTATCGACGTCAACTACAAATGGCATCGGTAGCCCATTTGTTTTTAATACAGCGTATTCATCGTTAATGCGTACGTTTTGACATACAGTTGCTTCGCATATTTTTCCACGACTATTCGTGTATTTTACTGTTGCGCTTTTGTTGATAAGTATCTGTTGTTGCTTCGCAGCCATTAACATAGCTGCAAGCAAAAACGTGATACTGCCACCGAGTATTACACCAAGAATTACCTCTAACATTATTCGTCTCCTAAGTCGATTGTAACACCAGCTCCAAGGTCGACTTTGTTGTTATCTGCCCATTCTCCAAGTTCTTCGTAATTAACTTTAATTAATCCAAGTTTTAATGCTGCATGATTAATCGTGTTGACGTTGAGTACTTGAAATGCTTCACGAAGCAAAGTGTTGTGTTGATACTGTGTCAAGCATAACCGTTTACATGCAATGTTCTTGGATGGTGCAGTCAATGTAACGATGATTACCCATCGTTGCCACGGCGAAACTTTCTTGCGTTTTTGTTTCATAAACCTGAGTACACCATGTCCTCAAACTTTGCTAAATGCGGAATGAACGACAACTGTGTGCTTCCTACAGATCCGTTTCTGTTTTTAGATACGATGACCTCAGCATCCTCGGATTGTATTCCTTCGCGAGACGCCATGTCTGCGTAGTACATAGGTCGATACAGAAACATGACAACGTCGGCGTCAGATTCTAGGTCTCCGCTCTCACGCAAGTCCGACATCATTGGCCTCTTGTCATCTCTCTTCTCTACGCTTCTGGATAGTGATGAAAGCGCAACAACAGACACGTTTAGTTCCTTAGCCATACTCTTGAGTCCACGTGAAATAATGCCTATTTCACGCGTTCTGTTGTCAGATTTAGTACCCCCGTCGATCATCTGCAGGTAATCAACAAACACGACCTTGAGATCTCTGTCCTTCTTGAGGCGTGTTACTCTTGCCCTTATCTCGCTTACGGTTATAGGTGACTTAGCTGAGACCATCAATGGCATACCAAGTAGATTAGCGCGAGCGCGACGTAAGTTATCTTGCTCGTGATCATAAAGTACGGAATTCGCTAACCGCTTGTTATCGATGCCGGTCATTAAGCTAAGTAGCCTATGAGAAACCATCTGAGATGACATCTCGATAGAGATGTAAAGAGACGTATGTTGTTTCCTAGAAGCCCCAAGTGCCATCTGTAATGCAAGAGCAGATTTGCCCATACTTGGTCGTGCGCCGAGGATTACTAGTTCACCTGGGCGAAATCCGTTTAGGGCATCATCGAGATTCACAAACCCTGTTGTTACGCCAGCCATCTTGGATGTCTTGCGGTTAAGGATCTCATCGACTTCTGGGCCAACTATTTCTTCGACATGTGGTGAGTCGTCTACATGTCCAGATACCGAGCCAACATTGGAAACCCATTGATTGTAGAGATCCTCGGTTTCAATGTCTTCGTTAATGTTGGATATCAGGTATAAACTCTGCTCCATCAATCGGCGTCTGTCTGCAGCCTTTTTGACTAACTTTGCATATGTGACAACATGAGAGCTACTTGGTACAAAGTCTCCGACTTGCATAAGGTATGCAAGACCGCCGACATTATCGAGCATGTTGTTTTCAGTGAGTGCGGTCATTAATGACACAATATCTAACTCATCGCCAGCCTCGACTACCTCTTGCATTGCAGAGTAGATGCGTCCATTTGCTTCTCTGTAAAAGTCTACTCGTGAGACAATGTCACAGACGGATCCCCATGTTTGATAGTTGAGTAGGAGGGCACCCAGCAGAGACATTTCTGCTGGGATATCGTTGGGTGGGACAACTTTACTGATGTCCATGTTATTCAGTGATGGCCTTTACAGTAGCTGCTCCACTTTCAAGCAGATCCTTCATCTTGTGTTCAAGTGGATTGATTAAGTATGACTCCATGGAAACCCAGCCCATGACAATGTCATAAGCCTCAGACAGTAACTCATCTGCTTTCTCGCTAGTGGTCATTCCTAACATGTTCCATCCACCGGCCACCTTCACAATGTGTGGGAGACACATGTGAATATCGGAGGCATGGACATCACGATTAGATGCCCAGTACGTGATAACTTTCTTTATTTCATTCAGTGCTTGAGCTTTAGTTGGAATATCCCCAAACAGCTGAAGACCCATGCGTCGCAGTTCAGCGACCGTTGGTCGGAAATCACAATGCAAGAGCACGTGACGCATCAATGCTCCCACAACTCTGTCATCCCAATCCTTCATGCACATCATGTATACAGACGCAACACCATCGTCCCATTTAACCTGTGATGGCAGTGTGGATAGTACCGCACACATGCCTGTAAAAGTCTTCTTATCCATTAAACCAGCCTCCTAAGTTGTTTATACCGTTACTATAATCTGATGTCTAGTCTTGCCAAAGCCTGTCCGCTTGACTAATAACGTTTTGTACAAGGTTTTGTTTGACCTCTGTTGCCATCGCTGTGCTCCAGTGTTTCCATAAAGCATTCATAGTGACCATGTCTCGTCGGCCACCCCATTTCTCTACAAGATTGCGTGTTGCAAATGCAACCTGTTCTGGTGTTATGCTGGCAGCTTGCATCGACCGCAGTACGTGATGTGCATTTCTCCATTCACCAAGAAGAAATGCTGTCTGCATGAGCGCATCTGTAAAGATCACGGATCTGTACGCAAGGTACAAAGCTTTCGCAGGATCATCATCAACAGGCATCTTGATGGAATCTCGTTTTGTCCCCTTCTTGGGGACTATAGGGGTATATTCTTCCTTCTGTATATTCTTTAATGTAATGAGGGGGTCTATTTTTGCACCCTCCCCCCTGTCAATTTTTGCACCCTCCCCCGGTGCAGAATTTGCACCCTCCCCAAACCCCGTAGGTAGTATTTCATAAATGTTCGACGTCTGTCGTCCAGATGCAGTGTGACGAGCGCGACAAGATAACACCGTGTAGCCTCGAATTTCGCCCGTAGACAGACTTTTAATAGCGTTCTGGACTAATCTCTCACTCATACCGGTTTCCTGCGCTATAAGCGATACCGACGGGCAACACAGACCGTTCTGATCAGCATGCAACGCAATGCATGTCAAAACCATCCACTCACTCGGCGTAAAGTCTTTTAGACGAGAACGGAGTTCGTGACTTAGCATCACAAACCCCGTGTATTGTTTCCGTGTCCCGATCTGGGAACCGGACATTATTCCAATCATGTTTACCTCTTGTATGGGCACATTGGACAAAGCTGGACATCGTCTCGTGTCAAGCAAGCAGCAGTCTCTAGTACCTTTGACGCTTCTCGTTGAGACAGGCCGACAGGTACAGGTACGGTGTCAGAGAGTTTAGGTTCGGTCAGTGGTGTACCACGTACGACCTCAGCCAAAACATCCACGCTCCAGCCCTTGATGGATGCTTCGTCCAGAATCCGTTTTTGTTCCGAAGGTTCGAGTTTACAGACAGCGCGATGATGCGTCCAGCTCAGATTTGGATTCCTGTTTTCAATGGGTACTGATCGGGCAACCCAACTGTAGTTAGCTAGTGCCTGATATGAGTGACCGGTTACCTCCATTGCTTGGGTGTACTTCTCGCCAAAGCGTGAAGCACCATAGTTCAATGCGTCGCCAATACCCCATTGTGTGGCTACCTCAAGGCTACTAAGTGTAGCCATGAGTTGCTCCCATTGGTCGAACTGGAGATCGCCGGTAAAGGCGATCCCAGTGCGTGTGATTTCGACATTATTGCAGAGAAGGTCAACTCGTACGACCTTATTCTCCATTGTCTTCATCCTTCACTTTCAATCCGACAAACTTGACTACTTCGTGCTCTGGTGTTACCTCACAACCATCAGGTCGAATGGCACTGTAGAGTAGTAAGTCATTGACAGTCTCAGGTTGAATTTTGCTGACTAGTACAGACTCAGTAATTTTTACGGCATCTGGTGCAAATGACCTCGCCCATTCAACAGCTGCTTCTTGATTTGTAAACTTGACTTTGGTTTTACTGGTGCGGAAAGTAATCTCGCCGTACTGGCCGGTATAGGTCTTCTTGTTTCGTGGCAAGAGTTGACGTGCAACGTCCGTAGCAGACGCTCCATACTTAAGTTCCATCCATGTGCGACGCGATTCAAGCTGTTTGATGCGCTTGGTAAACATGTCTTGAATGTGTTTGAGCTGTGCGGTTTCAGCAAGGATCAAGGAATCAATCTCAAGCATCTTCTTTTGAAGGATCCAGAGATCTTGCTCTGATTCAACGACGCCAGTCTCAAGCCATCCGTAGACACCCACTACCTCGCCGGTAGTGGGGTCAATGAGCCATCCATTTTCACGGATCAGTTCTTCCTGTTCCATTATGCTGCTTCCTCATTCAATAGTTCATCGACAAGGGTATCTGCATCGGAGTATTCCTTCATACGAACGACAGCAGACTGGAGATTCTCGGTTGTCATTGTGTCTGTGCCAAACATCCGACTGTAAACGCTTTTGGCGTCTGATGGCGCGATGTCGGTACCAAATAACCGTTTGCATTCATCCATAAAGAGGTTTGCAGCTACTTTATATGCAACCTTTGGATCATCAGCCTTAACTACGACAGGCGTGGCAGTCATTTGATAGTTGCCGGGTATTGGAGCGTCAACAATGCGTTCGCCCTCGTCGAGTTCATCGAGAGCGTACTGTGTTCCGTAACCAGCCATTAGAAGCGCACGACCAACAGCACCGGTCAGACTCTTTTCTTCAAAATCTGGAAAGTGTGCCTTGTGTTCGCGCTTGTGTCCAGTTGCAACAACACGTCCGTCAGGATCTGTAATACTGGCTCGCGACAGGCACGATGTTTCGTCCGTGCTAACGATCTCAGCGGTGATCCCCCAGCCGTCAGCGACTGGGTGGTCTTCGCGAAACAGTGCTATGCGCACATACACGGGAGCATAGAGCTTGCCCCCTTTCATCTTCACCAAGTGGTCTTCAATTCTCATTAGGTGTAACCTTCAATCTGTTAATCATTGCTGCTTCTTCATCGACGTCAATGAAGTTGCTAAGCATGTATGAATTGCGAGCAAGAGCTTCTCTCACGTTGTACGTGGTGCCTTGGAACCAAACACTTTCGTCATTCACGGCAAACAGTATCAGTGGTCGAACAATGAACTCAACCTCGTCTTGGCTGATGCCTTCTGGGAGGTCGATGTCTTCAAGAGCATCAGACAAGTCTTGCGCAATGATGATTCCACCATCGCGAGTAAAGAGCTTACCGTCAGCATCGCGACCACAAATGACTGAGCACGATGGATCGGATGTTAGATGGGATCCATATTTAGGCATCTCTCCAACGGCTCTGCTAAGCCATCCGTCTCCGGCAACAATCATTCGGCATGAGTCGCGGTAGATAAAGAATCTCCAGTCATCACAGAGTGTGAACAGTGTCGTTGTGATAATTTTGAAACCGTCGATGCCTTGTTCGGTAGCGAGTGCAGTAGCTTCTTCTGGTGTGTCGCAAATCATCAATGCGTTGATGTTTACCGAGTCAGACGATGTGCCTCCGCACATGACGCCTTTAGGTGATTCTACAAAGTAGACTAGTCCATGCTTGTCTTTTTCGCTGACAAACATGTAGTCAATTGTTTTTGCAATTGAGTTCAATGTATCTGTCCAACCTTTCAACCTGTATGGGGCTGCCATACATTTCTTCAAACGTTCTAACCCGTTGGATAACGGATTCAACATCTCGGCAGATCGCAGTCATCTGCTGATCAGCCATGCACTTTTGTTCCTTGCGAATGGTGCCTGTCTTGGTCTTAAGCTCTACGCCAATGGCAACTGGTAACTTCCAGTGTGCGCAATGTATGTATAGATCTGGGCAACCAAGTGTGTTGCCTTGCCACCCTGTTGGGTAGTGCAAGTTCTTGCACCGTGGGCATTGAACCTTTCGTCGTGCCTTTCCTGTTTCAATTACCGTGTAGCCTAGAAAGCCAAGGGTGTTTACGACGAGTGTTTGAAGTTGAGATTCTTTAGTTGCCATTTGGTATAATAACCATGGACATGGGAATCTGTCACTTCCTATGCTCCACACCAGTAAGGGGAGTCAGCCTCCTATGCGTATTCCGCTCCCCTTACGTCTATCTACTTCGGTAGAAAAGTATATCACCTCCCAGTGGTGGAATTAATCCAATCCCAGCAATATCTGTTAATCGCAACAGTAAGTTTATGTCCTCCGAGTGATGTGTCAATCTTCGCGAGCTTGCATGCGATCATTGCAGACCGTGGGTCTGGAGCCATCCTGTATATCTTTTGATATTCCTCGATTGTGTGTACGGTTTTGATCCAATCGGCGTGTCTGTGTGTTGGGTGTGCGACCATGTCGAGAGGATCTGTTTTGGCAAGGTGTCTGTATCGCGTCCATTTGTGTTCAGCGATCACGACGCCTTTCTCAATCACGATGAGGAACCATCGCCTCATTGGAATCAGTCCGTTAAGGACTGCAAGAAGGTGTTCGTAGTTCCTGTATGTGACGTTGACTGCGTCTACGGTTACTTCGCCTGTGTCTTTATTGAGGCAGAGCGTTTTTGCCCATTCGAGTGCGATGGATTGAGCGTGGTCGAATGATTTGCACCACTCGACCTTGCCTGTTGTCTTCGCTCTAAAGAATCTCAATATGGTTTCATTCTGCCACGTTGTCGTTCACGGCATTTGTAGCACGTCCAGTGTGGCGTCCAGTTGCCAGACAGGAACTCATCTACCATCTCGCACACGGTAGCTTTCTCACCGGTTGGATGTTTGCTCTGGTGGATGAAGAGAGGTTTCTTGCCTTCTTCGTTCCAGACCATGTTCTGATCACTGAAGACATCAACGGATCCGTCCATTGGAATGGAGAATGTTGCGATGTCAAGATGAAAGTAGTCCCATTGCACGGTACACATGGGGACTCCTTTCTTTTCCCAGATTGTTGTTGTGATTTTCTTCCACAATTGCTTGATGTCATCAGGTGCCTGATCGATCCAAGTATTGAGAAGTTTTTGTGCAGTCTCTTGTGGTGTCATTTCTTTTTAGCTATGTCCATGACGAGTGCAACGGGATAGAGAGGAATGGTGACAAGGAAGCAGACAACAAGAAATGGCAACAGGTGCATGATAAATGTGCCTGGGATTGTCACCATGAGTGCAAGGATGTCCTTCATTCTGCGTCCTCTGTGTCATTCGTAAAGACCCACTCCCACCGGTACGTGGTGTCACCAGCGATCAATGTAAGGCGATGCTGCACGATGATGCCGAACGTGTTTAGTTCTTGTGTTTCGTGAGAGTAGTCAAGGTCAGCGTCCTTCATGACACTGGAGTCTGGGTCTACCATGTCGATAATCATGCGAGCTACGACTTTAATGGCATCATTGTCGCGGAATCCGCTGATCATGATTGGTGCATGCTTAGCATTGGTGATGTAGCACCGAATACTGTGTAGTGAATCCTTCTTGTAGTCCTTGACTAAAGGATGCTGTACGACGAATGGAGCGATGTGTTGAAACGCCTCGTAAGTATTAACTTTCATTTGAACCTTTCTGTGCTGGTGTTTCGCCCCACCAGCAGGGCATTGCACACTAGTCGATGACTTTGATTGGGATCCGACTGAGTGTGAAGAAGAATCCGCCGAAGACGGTCTTGTCAGAGTTAGTGAATGACAACTGGTAGTCCCAGTCATCGTGTCCTTCAACGAGTTCGACGTCGCATTTGCTCCAAGCTTCGCTGTGGATGAACATGCGGACGATCGGTTCGATGTCAGTGTCGCACGATGCAGTGATGTTGCAGAGCTTAATGAGTTCGTTTCCTGCGTAAGCGTAAACGGTGAAGGATGCATCGGAGAGCGCACCATCGCTAAAGTAGAACGGGATGGACGCGATGTGAGAGCGATGTGTAAACGCTTCGAGGATGTCCTCCACTTGTGGACGAGTGAGTGTGCCTTGGTTCACGAGAGCAAGGGCTTCTGCCTGTTTGTCGGTCAATCTGACCATGATTTGATACCTCCTGTGCTGGTGTTTCGCCCCACCAGCAGGGCATTCAAACGACTACACTGATATTATCGCGTCGATCACAGAATGTGTGACATGTGACGGCAATAAATTTAATCTCGCCAATAATCACCTGACAATCGATCCTCAAGCTGTTGTTCTGCATCGGATGTGATTTCATCATTGATGCTTTCAGCCCACTCGTAGACGGTCAAGTAGTAGTCATCGATCGTGTCATTTTCCAGATCGTTCGCGAGGATGTACTCGGAGATGCTTTCTGTGAGATGTACGAAGAAGTCTGGCGCAGGGATCTCCTTGTTGTCAACGTCCTTGCAGATCTGCACAAGTGCTTCGACTTGAATGAGTTCGTATGACACGGAATGTACGCTCTCGTCGCACTCAATAACGTTTTCAGCAAGTAGGTCGGGTGGCAAACGCCACCCAATCTCGTCCAGCACACTGATGTCAATGCTCATTTAGGATCCTCTCGTGTCACGTCGATGGCAGTCCACTCAAGGACTTGCCAGTTGACGCCGATGGTTGCGTCGTGGTTGTCGTGGAGTTGCTCAACCATCGCGCACGAGAACTCGTGGAGTGCCTCGTCATTGGATGGTGCTTCAAGTCCAGTGTTGTCAAGAGCTGCCACAAAGTCTTCTGGACACCAGAGACCGATGTAGAAGTCTGGGAACTCCTTCTCGATCTCTGCAATGCGATCGCGTACCTGTGTGAAGCGCGGGTCGAAGTTAAGACTCATCGTCATCCTCCTCCTCAGCTTTCTTTTGAATGTAGTAGTCATTGATGAAGTCATCCAGCACAGGGTTGAAGATGTCCCACCAGTCTGTGCAGGATACGCTCCAGTCAGCGATCATCTCGCCACGCCCGATCTCAGGATCATCAGCACAGTTACCATAGACCAGCACGATGGAAACGTACGTGATGTCGTCGTCTTCTGTACGATCAAGGTTGCAATCACCGAGGCAGAGCCATTCGATGTCACATGCGTTCATGTGCTTCGCCATGTCTTCGACAGACTTGATGGGAGTGTAGTCTTCACCATCGTAAAGATCGATGCAGAGACCATACTCTTCACACAAAGGCAGAAGCTTCTCTACCAGTTGGCAACCGTGTACATGCTCAGCAATCCCACGTGCCTGAACCGAAGGTGCATGGGATGCATACACCTTCTTCGCAATCATGTTGGATAATCCACCAACAGAAACAATGTTACTTTGCATACTAGTCAACCTTTCCACATGTAGGACATGCCTCACCAAACAAAACCGCCACGCTGGTCTTCTCACAACCCTCACACTCACCAACGCCCATGAGCCACAGGTCTTCCTCTGTCAAGTCACGGTCTGAGCGATGCTCCTCTTTAGTCACAAGACCATCGACACCCTCAAGACTCCCAGCATACAGACTCTCAGCTGATCCCCACGAAATGTCAAACGTCAGGTCATCGTGCTTTGCAATGATCATGCGGAACCAGTCCATCGGCTCATTCCAACGAGAATCGATGTACAGGTACAGACTCGCCTCATAAGGCTGAGCATCCAACCCTTCGCGGTAGCAACAGTCCATGAGCATAGCACCACAATCACTCTCACCCTCACCAAGGAAGCGGGAGAAGTCATTGGGGGAGTCATCACTAGGAAGATGCGTCTCCATAAACGACAAGACCAATGGGGCAGACCCATAGATACGAACAACACTCTCACACGTATTTGCCATCTAACATAACCTCCGTACGTCTTCTCATTCAGGAGAGAAGATAGCCAATGGTAACAACAAACCAATATAAGCGCAAGTGAGAAATCTCACAGTCAAATGAAGGAGGATAGAAGGAATGGGGAAAGTTGCGAGATTTAAGGGGAAATATGAGGGAAATGGCGGGGGATTTATCGGACTACGTCCCTACATCTAGAGCCAGTAAAAAAAATACCTGCTGTCTCCCCGTAAGTCAGCACCGCCAAGAGCTGCGCATCGCGTCTACCACTAGGATCATGCGCGGGGTTGTCACACTTTTGAAAACGATTGCAGCCAGATCTTTACTTAGGCGGTACCCAACAGCTGAAGGTAGAGATGCCTATACTTACGTGCGGATGTAGGATCGCGTGGTGCCACCATCACGCCTCTATACCTACAGGGTGTGTGTGGGGTGCCATAGGCACAAAAAAAGGAGGGCTTTCGCCCTCCCGCCTAACGCCACAAAGCGCAGGAACCGTGAGCCTTGATAACCATGTTGTTATCAGGATCCCCGTTGCATTGACCACATGTCTGGCATGTGACTTTACGCTTCGTCATAAGCGACGTGTCTGCTGGACATCGCTTGTGACGCATAGCGCGTAGCTGTTGCCACTCCATGTCGAAGGTCTTCTGTCCAAGGACGGTAAACGTCCCCCATCCGTTAGCACGTGCTTCAATTGCATCGGCGATGCTATCGCATGATGCCATGCACATGCCCTTGAAATCTTGTGCCCATGGTCTACGCCACTGGTGCGTGTATGCTGTGTGACCTTTGTCAATGGTCACATCCTGCAACAGCGTACGCCATACAGGATATGGAACCATGGCAGGATCCCCGTAAGCACCAACACGTGTTTGTCTGTCGAAGCGTAGAATCATGTCGTTTACATCTTCGACGGCGACATCTGGCACGTTACCGTTTAGGTACGATTTCCACATCATGGTTGGCGCGTTTCCGACCAAAACATAGCAGGTGTTGACGTCTGCTGTTTCTTCCTTTCCTTTGTCGGTGATACGCGTACGCGTCATCTTACGATTCATGCAATCCCCGCAGATGCATGCATCGTTATATTCCAACGCTTCAAGCGGAGACATGTCGGTACGCATGATGTACGTTTGAACCATGTCGCCGGTTTTGTCGTTAGCTTTGTCGCTGTCACCTTTGATTTCAAGACCGGTGACCCACAAAGCGATTGGAGAAACATTGTCCCACGGAGAAACGCCACGCCAAGCGATGGCTGTGTTGAAGGCAGGTTTCCCTGCGCGATTGTATAAACGCATTTGTTTGATGCCTCCTATGCATCACCTATATTGCAATACGCCACGTCACACATCAACTACAACAAGACATATACTTACGTGTGGTGTGTAGTTCGTGTGGCACTGTTCACCACACTTATACCAGCGGGGAGGGTGTGGGCAGCTTTTTTGACAAAAAAAGGTGGGAGCCGAAGCCCCCACCGAGTTAGATCTTGACGTCAGTCCTGCCATCGTGGTTTTTGATTTCGATGGCACCGCCATTTGCCTTGTGATACTTCATCATAAAGATGGATTCGCGCTGTGTTTCGCACTCCTTGCGCTTCTCATGCCATTCGGTGTACCGAGCAGACATGTAATCCTTCATCAAGCGTTCTTCCTTGTACATGGAGATGTATGATGTCGCCATGCCGTTGCGGAAAGCGTAATTGAGAATCAAACGCTGAAGATCGACAGCAAACTCGTGATTTTCATTGATTTCTGAAGTATTGACACGTTCGTCAATGGTCTCTTCAACAAAGCGATCAAGACCCTTGACGTCATCTGCTGTGATGATTTCGTCACCGAGAGCGTCATTGATCATGTCCTTGATATCAGCACGTGTGACAACAGTGTCGTCCATGTTTTCGGACATGTCGTGGAGTTTGGATGCGAAGGCTGAGAACATCTCAGCGAGAGCGATAATAAACTTAACCATTTTATGTCGCCTCCTAAGCGACACTATATATGCAATACGTGACGTCACACGCGCATTCTAAACAGATATATACTTACGTGCTGTTTGTAGATCGTGCGACTGTTACCACCTCTACCTGTACTGACGGGGTGAGCGTGGGATCCGACGAAAAAAAAGAGGAGGCCGAAGCCTCCCCCCTGTTAGTCAGTCAAGATAAGGTATGCAAACGGTTGCATTATCTCAACCTTAAGGTATGCATCGTGGATTTGATTCCACACTGCAATCCACTTATCTTTGTCAAAGTCGTCGTTCTCATGAGCAACCCATGCGACATTGTCGTGTGTCATTTGTTCAAGGAACCATTGAAAACCAACAAGTGTTCCGCAGTGCATTCCGTCAACGGTGATGTCAAGTGTGTCTTCTGCGATAGACATCATAAGGGATGGACGCAGAAAGGTTTCAGCGTCTGGTGAATACAGATTGTCGAACATCTCGCACAGATTGCTGAGCGTGATGGTCTGTAACGGCTCTAGTAAAAACTTCATAACATTGTCGCCTCCTAGCGACACTATATATGCAATACAGCACGTCACACGCTACTTGTAAAGATACATATACTTACGTGCGCGATGTAGATCGTGCAGCTATACCACTCTCCTGTACTTGCGGGTTGGGAGTGAGGTGCTAGGCACAAAAAAAGGTGGGAGCCGAAGCCCCCACCAAGTTACCAACCTCGTTCGTTTTGGTTAGCACACATGTCGCAGACATATCCTTTGTATTTGTCCTTCGGAGTGAGGACGTTTTCACGTCCGCATTGTCCGCATGGCAGATTACGTGGATTGCTGGACGATGATGCTCGCAACGCGCTTACACCACCTGGGTCGGCAAAGTCGCTGTAGTCATCGTCATCGTATGGGATATCGTCGATGTCGCATTCTTCATCCTCATCCTCATCCTCAATCTCAGGGTCGATGTTGTCACCGTCCCACTGAAAGCAGTCTGGCATGTACGATGATGGGTTTTCATTGAGGATGCCCTCCCATTCGCTTAGTAACTCAACGCAACCGCAATCACCACCAATGCAGTACTGAATGGATTCCACTTCAGAGCATCCGTCGCATGACGTTGTCGGAGTGCGAGAGCAGTCATGGAATACGCCGATGTCAAGCACTAGATGTGCGTCAATGCAGGATGCTGCATCTTCAACGTCTTTGTACAGGTTTGCTGCGTACGTCTTACAGACGCAAGTGATGTTTTTCATCGTGTGCCATCCAAGGCGTTCCGCTTCCATGGTGAACCATGCCTTAGCGGATGCAGTGAAGGCGTCCAACGCCTTCTGTTGTGTCTCTGTCATAACAATGTAGCCTCCTATGCTACACAATATATGCAATATGGTACACAGCCCACCTATTACAAAGATACATATACTTACGTGGGCCGTGTAGATCGTGGGCCAACACTACGCTCCCTATACTGACGGGGTGCGAGTGGGGTTTGATAAAGGAAAAGTGGGGACCGAAGTCCCCACCCGTTACAAAGTAACTTTGCAACGACATCCCGGCACAGGGCACTGCAACCATGGAGTGGCTGCTTTGATGATTTTGAAGTCATCGCTCTTATAGTTGCCTTCGTCGTTGTGACCGTACCAATGCCACGTGTCATCGGTATAGAATCCGTGACCACCAGAGCATCGCAGGTCGCAACACGCTACGTCAAACCATGCATCCTCGTCCTGTAATGTAGCGATTACAGGATAAGAGTAACCACCGCGAGCATCGCAACCGTTATGCGTTTGGACTGCATAATACGTTACGTCATCCCACGTATACTCTACCGAGCAATTGTGATACAGGACACCTTGACTTAGGAAGCTTTCGCCATTGTACGTATTGTGTGACCCGATATTGCTTGCACCAAGTGTCTTGGTAAAGAATGCATCTATCACATCAAACCATGATGCATCCGGCATTGTTTCTGCAACAGCGTGAAGGGCGGTTGTCAGGTCATTATCGATGGTAAAGAACGTACACAATGCATCTACAACATTGCGTGTTATATCCCACTCATACGATTTGATATCTAGCCGGAAATCCCATTCTACATCTGCAAGCGTAAGACCTGCGTTTCGTTCGTGGTGGCGTCCGTATGCTCCGCCAGAGTCGAGAAAGTGCCGACCCGTGTCGTTTTTTATCATTGCGAGCCATTGCTCGCGGTCTGTCTTATGTTCTGCCATGCTTGGCAATCCTCCGAGTAAGTATCGGCTTTCGCCGTACACTTTATATGCAATACACCACGCGATGCGCCTATTAGAATAATATATATACTTACGTGCTGTGTGTAGATCGTGCGGATCCATTACTCACAGCTATACTTGCGGGGCGTGAGTGGGCGTTTTGGCACAAAAAAAAGAGAGGACCGAAGTCCCCTCTAAGTTAGCAGTTTTCCTTTACCATTCCGCCCCGTGGTCCAACCTTAATGATGAAGTCAACGAATCCGTCATCATATCCAATGTGACATTCAAAACGTGCATCATCATCATCAAGGCATGGATACATTTGCTGGTCATTTAACCTGCGCCATAATGCATTCTTGATTGCTGGAATACTCTTGAAATATTCAGGTTCACCAATGCTATATGAAGAACCGCCAATGAAGTAACAGTAGTATCCACGCAAATCACTCTGACGAAAAACGCAATCGTGTTGTGTGTCATAAATATACGCAGGGTATAACTTATAACAACGACCACGGTCACGATTGACTTCTCTGACTTTTATAGAGGCTTGATTAAGCGAGTTATACTCACCAAGCCACTCCAAACGACCGAGCGCATTTCTGCGCTGAACAACATACCGCATGATATGTAGCCTCCAATGCTACACCATATATGCAATACACCACGTCACACGCCTATTCTAAAGATATATATACTTACGAGGCGTATGTAGATCGAGGCCCAATAGCAACACATCTATACCGGCGGGGTGTGCGTGTGCATTTTTTGGCACAAAAAAAAGAGGGCGGTCGGTACGCCCTCTTTAGATTACATATCGCCCTCAAACTTAGCGATGTAGTCGTCAAGTTCCCTTGCAATCACTACACATTCCTGCGTTTTGTTTGCAAGTTGCTCACGCAATGCTTTTTTCTCATCGCGTAGTTCCTGTGCTTCCTTGACAGAGTCGCGATACAACGCTTTGTATGTTTCCATACTACGACGCTGATTCTCAGCATCACTCTTAGCGACCTCAAAGCATCCACGCCACGCTTTGTTTTCCTTCAATAGTGTTATTATCCTGTTCCAATCTTTTTCAGACCGAAGCGTGTAGATATCCAAAGAGCGTTGCAAGGAATCAGAATAATGTTTCTGTTCCATATACTTTCCAACAGCGATAACAGTGACGAGAAGCATAGCGGAGCAAAGCACCGCAAGAATCATAACTAACATACTCAAACCTTTCTTTCTACCGACACTTTATATGCAATACCGTACGTTACACGCCTATTCTAAAGATATATATACTTACCTGGTGCATGTAGATCCTGAGCAGATAACAACACAGCTATACTGACGGGGTGCGGTGGGGCAACTTTTGGCACAAAAAAAGAGGGCGGTCGGTGCGCCCTCTTCAATATTATTTACCGCACCTGCAATAGCAAACACATGGTTCGCTATAACAGAAACAAAAGTGGGAGTTCCAGTCAAACTCCCTTGGTTGCCCGCAGAATCTGCAGTTACCGCGACGTTGACCATTCCGAAAGCGCTGACAAAACGCCTTGTAGCGCTTGTTTGTCATGCTTTTTGGCTTGCGTTGAAATCGATGCTTTAGGAGATGGTCGATGTTCACTTTTTGTCCTCCCAGATTCCTGTGAGAGCAAGCACTGCCATGAATGGCGCGCCAATAACGCTCCAGTGTGTGTAAATACACACAACTGTAACGATAACGACTAATAAGGTCATCATGACCTTGCTAAACTTTTTCATACTCAAACCTTTCTTTCTACCGACACTTTATATGCAATACGCTACGCTGAACGCCTATTCTAACAATATATATACTTACGTGGCTAGTGTAGATCGTGGCCAAACAACACTCTCGCTATACCGACGGGGCGTGAGTGGGCGTTTTGGCACAAAAAAGGGGGAGGGCTTTCGCCCTCCCGGTTAGTTGGCTGAAAACATGTCAGCCGAGTGTAGAATGCACTGCAAAACAGTTGCGTTACGTCCATTCACAGCGCAGTCCTTTGGTGTTCCCCAGTCAGGGAAACCATGATGCGCTAACATCACCGTTGCAATGCGGTTTTCCATTGCTTCGGTAATTAGTCCGTACTTTGCGTTAGTACGTACCATCATTAGAACCGATTTTGTGACATGCCCCATGTCGAAGTCGCCGTATGTAATAACACCTTCTTTGTCAATGACATACTCGGATGTTTTAGCTACGTCATGAAGTAACGATGCAACGATAAGAATATCCATATCGTAGTCGGAATATTCTACGTTGCATTCCAGCATTGACACTGCGGTTTCTGCAACCTCAATAGTGTGCTGGAATAATCCACTGCGATAGTTATGATGGTACTTTTTTGCGCCGGGACATTCAAAGAAGTACACAGGCAGTGTACGGTCTACGAGTTCACGCAAGTTAGAATCAGCGATGATGTTTTTGAGCGCAACAAACCGCTCCGACAAGTCAAAGATACAAGGTTCCATATGATATAGCCTCCTTGGCTACACTTTATATGCAATACGCTACACGCTACACCTATTCTAAAGATATATATACTTACGTGTTGCATGTAGTTCGTGTTGCAACATCACCTCTCCGTATACTTGCGGGGGGTAGTGATGCATTTTTACACCCCCTCCACCCCCCTCCTCTCCCCTCCCCCAGCTCCCACCCCCACCCCACATGGCAAGCCTCCCCCCTGTTATTTTTTAAAAAATGGTAACAGCCACCCACAGATCATCTTCCCAAAACCCTCTTTCTCCCGCAGGAGAATTATAATCACAACCCCAACAACTTATGATAATATACCTACGTGCTTAGCACTAAAGGAATAACAATGAAGAATAATAGATTGCGTGAGGAGTATGATCAGCTCCTTTCCGACATGTTGTTGATGCAGTACCGTGTTGAGGTTTTCCGTAGGAAGATGCAGGTTGCTGAGTCGTCGATTGCAATTGGTAGTCGTTTGCAGACCAGTGTTGAGGACGTTGTGAATGAGTTGGTAAAGATTAGTAACCATGAGCAGTTAGAGCATAAGCCTGTGGTTGGTTTATCTTGGTGGTGGAAGTGAGCTTAAATAACGCTAGGTCTATTGGCGCTGTACGTGCTAGGGTCAAGAATAATTCTGGTGGCCCACCAAAGAAGCGGGTGTACTTACTGGATCATATTCCTGAAGAGATTCAGGAAGTGATTTGGATTTGGTACAAGGAGGGTCGGAGTCGTCGTCAGATGTCTCAGATGTTGATTGACATGGGTGTTCCAAGTCCTCCAATGACGGTGCCTTGGGGTGATAACGCTATTGCTACGGTTGTATATAAGTACAAAGCAAAAGAAGCAGTACAATAATGCATGGAAAAGACGTATAGATCTCCAGCTCGGATGCTTGACGCTGATGTAAGTGCTTACTACGCCCATAATGATCCGATGCAGGGTGGGATGATTACTAAGCGTGGTAACCCTGTAGGCCGTGGTCGTATTGCAGTAGATCCATCCGTTATTCCGTTTCGCAGTGTAGTGTGGATTCCGGGTTATGGATGGGCTACTGCTGATGATACTGGCGGGGCTATTAAGGGTAATCGAATTGACCTTGGGTACGGTGCTACAGAAGGCGACATTGCTCGTGCTTATGGGCATAAGAATCAGAAGATTCATATCTATCCACCAGATACGCCATATCAAGGGATGAAGGATCCTTCTGCGTTAGAAGCTTTTCTACGCAGTAGATGGAATACAAAATACGGTTCAGGTAATCAGCATTCATTTGTTGAACCTTCTGTTAGCCCAATGATGGACATGATGATGCAAGATCCATATGCTGATTACGTCCAACCGCAGCAACAACCTAGTATGCAGCAATTGCTTATGGGCTAGTGTTGTTGTATATTCAGGGGGCCACCGAGAGGTGAGCTTTGTATGAAAGCGGAAAACTCCAGGCACACGCCCTTCATGCAGACTCTGTTAACAAGAAGCACCTGCTACTTGATCCCGTAAATCCGGATGACGATCAAGCTCAGCAGGTGTTTTTGTATGTATACTTACTAGTATGAAATCTACCCTCTACCAGTACGCCCTTACAAACATATCCGTTGTAGATGGCGACACAATCAAAGCGGATATTGACCTTGGTTTTGGCGTGTCTTTGGTTAACAAGAAAATTCGCCTAGAACATATCAACTGCCCGGAGAAAGACACATCCGAAGGTGTTGATGCAAAGCACTATACAGATACGTGGGTCAAAGAACATCCTGAGTGTATTGTGATTGTAAAGAATCACCGTGAAGACAAATATGGACGGATTCTTGGTACTGTCACTAGTGACGGCCAAAGCTTGGCTGATGCGCTTAAACTTGCTGGGCACGGTGTTGACTACGAAGGTGGTAAACGTTGAGCGTACAACTGATTGCCTATGAACGTATGAGTGAACGATCTCGTGCTCAGAAGTTAGAGCAACAGACTCCAGGGTCCGCTGGATATGATCTTGCAAATGGAACTGCTGAACGTATATCGATTCATCCTGGTAAACATGCCATTGTTAGAACTGGTATTAAGATACAACTACCTACGGGATACGAACTGCAGGTAAGAAGTCGCAGCGGACTCGCTGCCAAGAATGGCGTCATTGTGCTGAACTCACCGGGAACTGTTGACTCTGATTTTCAAGGGGAAATCTGCGTTATCTTGTACAACGCTGGCGGTGATGTGTTTTACGTAGAACCAGGCGCCCGTATTGCACAAGCAATCATTAATAAGCTGCCAGACGTTGAACTAGTTGAAACTATGACTATGGACATGTTTATGGAGGAATCAGTACGTGGACAAAACGGGTTCGGAAGTACAGGATCTTAATCAACACTACGCAAAAGCATGTGACGTACAACCAGTAGATGTAGCAGATGCCTGGAACCTTGATAGGTACGAATTTAGTGCATTAAAATATATCTACCGACGGGGAAATAAAGAAGGCAACACGCGCAAATCAGACCTCATGAAAGCAATTTGGTACCTTGTGTACGCGCTTTCTAAGGATAAAAAACTCTGCGCAATGGTCATTGAGCTGGTAAAACTACACAACAAATACAAGGAGCTGCCAAATGATACGAGCAACAAACCGACCGATCGCTCTAAAAGCGATCCAGAATTCCCGTATGAACATTGGAGTAACTGAAGAAGGCGGAGAGAACCGTGGAAAAGCAGTTGAATCTTATCTGGCTAGTTGCATTCCAGCTCTCCCACCCGGCTCTCCATGGTGTGTGGCTGTTCAACGCTTTCGACTTAAACAAGCATCAACAGAACTAGGTCATACTTACGATGCAACAATGCCACGTACTGGCTATACACCAGACTACGTAGCTTGGGCATACCGTACCGGGAAATGGATTAGCGTAGCGCAAGCAAAAAATGATTCTTCCTTGGTAAAAGAAGGCGACTTGGTCTGTTTCTACTTTGCACAAATGGGCCGACACGCCCACATGGGTATGGTAGACAAAGTTGCTGACTGGGGCGTACACACCATTGAAGGAAATACATCACCAGAAACCGGAGATCTTGAATTTGTTGATAGAGATGGTGACGGCTATTACCCAAAAGTAAGGAATTGGGCTGAACTAGGAGTCAAAGGCGGTTTCATTGCACTTGATTTCTAGGTATACTACCTACGTTTGAATAACTAACAACTAACCAAATGGAAAGCCTAGCAGCACAGTGCTAGGCTTTTTAGTTTCTGTAAGACAAGATGATATAATCCAATCGTTAACTAGTTTAACTAAGGAGGTAAAATATTGAAAGAGTACGAACCACGTACACTTATTCACCACTTGCTAGACAAACAACGACTGTCACAGCGACGCTTCTCAGATTACATGGGCGTCGATGCACCTACTGTCTCGCAATGGTGCGCGGGTAAACGTGTACCAGCTAATGAAAGCATTGAAAAGATGGCTGATGTGCTCCAGGTAGATAGGTCATACCTACGTGGGTACATCCTTGCACTTAATGTTCTGCGTACAGAAACACCAGAAACAGCTGCACACATGTCAGATCACATTAAAAAAGAAATTGAGACTCGGTTTTTAAACAATCTCAATAAGGAGTTGTAATTGCTTAATAAAGTTATTTTAACGGGACGTATGGTGGCCGATCCTGAACCTGTTCAGACGTCTGGTAACACGGCAATCACTAAAGTGCGTGTAGCAGTAGATCGCAAGGGCCGTGAAAAAGAGACAGACTTCTTTGACTGTACGGCGTTTGGTAAGACTGCTGAATTCATTGAAACGTACTTGAACAAGGGACGCATGGTCGCACTCATCGGCCAGCTCCGTGTACGCTCGTATGACGCCAAGGATGGAAGTAAACGCAAGGTCTGGGAGATCGTCGTCGACGAAATTCATCCGCTAGATTCCCGTAAGACTACTGACGAACCAGTTACGACGTCATCTGGCAAGATGTCAGTAACTACAGATGACATCGAGGATCCATTTGCATGACACGCGAAAAGATTGAAGAGATCTGCGAAAGCGCAGTAGGCGGTAAAGAAGAAGCTGGCACATTGCTAGCTGACGGACTAGACGCTGGGTTTCTTGGTGTTACTGATGATGGCATCGCTGTATACAGTAAAGAAAAATGTGTTCGCGCACTCATGGAACAAGATGGCCTATCTGACGAAGAAGCCATTGAATTCCTTGAATACAACACATTTAGTACTTACGTGGGTGAGATGACGCCGATGTTTATTAACACTGGCTGGGATTAGCAATCCCACGCTCGCAATGACTTATTGATTCGACTATTCGGATCGTTAGCTGTCTTGGATGAAGTGTTCTTTGCCTTCATCCCAGACATGCGAGCGCAGAATGATTTACGCCTAGCTGCATCTTTAGGTGTCTTGGGATTTGGAGCAGGTGGCTTAAGGTTAGCACCGGTAGTCTTTTTGTAATACGCACGGCCAGCTGCGTTTAGACCACCTGCTGGATTTTGTAGTTTTTTAGTAACGCCCATAGCGCATTGTACTACTACTTGATGTAGCCAAGCTTACGGGCCTTCTGTACGGCCTGTACACGGGCGCCACGGCCACTGCAGCCTAGCTTCCAGTACATTGCATCCATATGGAATTGAACCGTCCTGTGGCTAATCAGAAGCGACTGGGCCATCTGCTTTGCAGTCATGCCACCAGCCATCATCTTGACGATTTCCTTTTCGCGTGGACTGAGTTCATAGGATCCATCAGTAGGTTTTGCAGTTTCAGTTTCGGTTTCCTCACCGATCTTCCTCCACTCAAAACCATCAAAATATTCGCCTTCACGTCGGCCTGGCGTTTCTTCTTCCATATGAATATTCCTTGATGTACAATCTGGTTATGTAATACATGCAGTATTAGCAAGTAAGTATAACACACGAGGAAGTAAAAACATGCCAAAAGATGACGTTGTAGATAAAGTTGTAAGCGGAGTTAAAGGTGCTGCTAATGCGATTGAAAAAACAGCTTCAAATGGCGTATTTCAAGTTCGTAAGGCTATTTATGGGTTGACACCCAATGGCTATACACAAGATGAACGCAACGCAATGGAAGACGAAGCCATTAAAGATCTTCCAAACTGGTGGGGTAAGAAAAGTAAATATAAAGATCAGTACGCAGATCTTATTAGGCAGGAATCTCGTACTCCAGGACCATTGGGGACCAAGTCAAACAGAGATCAAATGGTTGATGACATGGGTGGTCAGGTACAGCGTGTAGTTACTGCTAAAAATCGACAAAATAAAGATTGGCCAGCAACGCGTCAAGAAAAGATTACTAGGGCAAAAGCAGCTGCTGCAAAAAATAGTGGAGTAGCAAAACCGGCGACAACACCTGTAAAAATATCCGCAAAGCAAGCTGCAACTGCAATGTCTGGGATATCTTCCAGTTCTAAGCCAGCACCAACAATGCGCAGTTTGATGGGTATACCGAAACCAAAGAAATGAAAACAAAAGCGCATCCCGGCTTTAAAGCCGTACAAGCAAAAATCGCTGCCAAGTCTGGAATACCAATGAAAAACGCTGGTGCCATACTTGCTTCTGCTAGTCGTAATGCTTCTCCTGCAGCAAAGAAAGCTAATTCAGCACTAAAGAAGGTCAAATGATGGCTATTGGACAAATGAACAAACACATCAATCATCTATCAATGCGCAAACTATTGGGTATTGAACAAAAAGAACACGGCATGAAATCTAAGCCAACCGCAAAAGATATGCCCGGCATGGAACAGAAAGAACATGGTCTTAAGTCGAAACCACCAATGAATAAAATTATGCAAATGGAAAATAAAGAGCACATTAAAAACGGAAAGATCGTAATTGGACGTGAAAAAGGCATGAAGAAATGAAATGCAAAGAATGTGGCAAAACATTGGTTAATGGTGCATGTCCAGGGTGTTCCAAGAAGTCTATGGGGCAGATGATGGGTATGAAGCAAGGTATGAAAAAAGGTATGACGAATTCCAAGGCTCAAGGGAAAAAGTCTATGCCTATGGGATTCATGCGTGGCAAGTAAGAAAATAGTACCGACCGAAGAAGAGGTAAAGGCGGTACTACCAAATCAGCCTCAAAACACCAGGCAAATGCCAATGCAGGGTAATCGTCGTCTCAACATGGCAAGAGCGCAGAATGGCCTTACTGGAGTCTCACAGCGACTATCCATGAATAACTTGATGGGACTTGCAGCACGAAAGTCTCCATACGGACCAGGACAATAATCATGCCTAAGCAAACGACACAAGATAATCGATCTGATGAAGAAATAGCAGCCACAAACAACAGTAGAAATATAGCTATTGGTGCCACAGGACTTGCTGGAGCTGCTGCAATTGGCAATCAAGTTCATCGGCAAATTATTGGTAATCGTTTGCTTAACATGATGTATCAGAGTCAGGAAGGACGTAAATTGCTCACTAAAGTAGGAGCAGTTGCTGATATCAAAGATCCTAATTTCAACAAAAAAGATACACCTAAGAGTGTTGTTGATAAAGTAAAAGAACGTGTATCTACAAGTTCTGGAACTAAATCTACAGGTCAATCTGGCGGACGAGTAGGAAAAACAAACGTAGTATCAAAAACAAAAATTAGGCAAAGCGCCACAGATCAGCAAATTCAATCGGAGATCAAACGATTGGTTAACGATGAAATTGCAAGAATTACGGAAACTAGTAAAAAAATAACAAACCCGCTTGACGCATCGCAACCTGCCGATAACACTGTTGCAGTTGAAAAAAGCATGGATCGTAAAAAGATCGAAACAGAAAAAACAACAGGGCGAAGTGAAGTAAAACAAGCACGTGCTGATCAACCTGCTGTGATTGCAGCAGCCAAACAAGAAGTAAAAAAAGCAAAAGAAAGGCCTAATCCAAGTGACACGGATATACAGCAAGCTAGAGATGCTGCAGTGCAATCACGGCTTGATTTAGAAGCAGCTAAACTCGGAGCAAATGGAGGCAATGTTGGGTATCAAGCCGATCAGGATGCCGGACGTGTTCGTGACGCTATTACTGCACGTATGCCAGAACTTGTCACAGCGCGAAGGTCATTGATCCGGCAATATAATGCAGCGGTAAAAGCATTAGGACCAAAACCAAAAACTGGCACATCAAGCAGTAGCAGGACAGCACTTGCCGAATGGAATGAAAAACAAAAACAAATAACCGCAATGAAATCGCAACTTGACACTATTGATCAGGTAGTAACAAAAAGTGGTGGTTTAGCGCCAGGTTATTCAGTTCCTACTGACGATGCCGGAGGACGAAAAATATATCCATCCATTGATGAAATTCTTGCTGGTGGTGGAAGGATGGGTAACACTGAACTTGCTGGTAATGTGGCATCGTTAATTGGAAACCAAAGTCAAAATGCATCTACACCTGGTCGATATACATTTGGTGTAGAGCCAGATGCAGATGTTGCAGCAGCAAAAACAGGATTTAATAACGCGTTAGGTAATTACAACACGCTTCAAAACCAGCAGAAAACGTACGATTTTAATATCAATCGTGCTGAAAATGCTGCCACGGCAGCATCTCAACCAATTCCACCATATGCTCAACCGCGTATGGATTATCCAGAACCTGGTGAAAAATTTTCATTCGAAGTGCCAGTTGAACCGTCTATGCCATTTTACGCACAAGGTAGAGACGCAGTAGATCCATACGCTAATCTTGGCATTAGAGGAGACATCATTCCAGAACGTCCGTTTAATCCTGCAATGGACAGGAATGCCATTTTTGATACGGGACAATTTACTGATTGGATGGGTAAATACAATGCCGAGCTACCAAGCGTTCAGCCTAGAACAGCAGTACAAGATACGGGGAATCTCGGTAGATTGCGAGCTATTGCGTCGTCTGAAAAATTTAATACTGATGAGCCAAACAATGGATTGATTAAACGTTTGCAAAAATTACTTGGTGGAGGAGTTAGTCCTAGTGCTGTTACAAACGCTAGTAATCAAGCAACAATAAAAGCAAACAATGACAATGCCATGAGGGCATTCTCTGGAAAGTTTGGACATGGTCCAGATATGAATAATCCTGAGCATGTTAAATGGCTAGAAGAAAAAGGTTACAGTAAACCGTCACTTGCAACTAGAGATGTTGATGGTTTAAAAAGTGGTGGCCTTACAAAAATAACATTGCCTGATTTTGGATGGGGGCGTCGTGCTGAAGCATTTGACGCAGCTCAGAAAATTGGATTGCGTACTGGAAATGCTAACCCAACATTAATTGGTGGTAAAACTGGAAGAGTTAAAGGTTACCTTGGCAGTGTTGCTGGTGGTGTAATCCCACTGGCTGCAGGTTATATGTGGAACAGAGCTGAAGGAGCAAAAGCCGAGGAAGATGCTAAAGCTCAAATAGCAAAAGCTAAAGTTGAAGCACCAAAGGTAAAACAAGCATTCAGCGACAATGCAACCATACAACATAATGCAGCAAATGTAGTTCAAACCATGGCTGGATTAGAAGGTTCTAACAGAATTAATCCAAATGCGTTGGCTGCAAAAGCTATTCAAGCCATAGAAGATCAAGGATCAAATAAAGAACTAAGAGAGTTTTATTTAAAACATAAAGCTGATATGCGATCAGCAATTATAACAGAGGCGAAAAAAATTATGGGTGGAAAATAATGGGACCTCAAGATAGTTTTGCATTGCAATTACTTAAAGCCAGTGGACGTTTAGCAAAAAAATATGCTGCTAGCGTACCGTGGCTGTATGAAACTGCAGCTAATACACTCGACAATATTGTAGATGCACCCAAAGTGGCTTTAGATTATTACGCCAGAGAATTTAAGCCAACACCACAAATGATGGATAAGTTGCAAAATGTTAAAGATTTTGTAGGTGAATTTAGCAATGTGCCAATGGCTCCTCCGTTTTTAGGCAGAGGTAAATCAGACAGAGGATATTTACCTATCGCAAATATGGCTATGGGTAGCGATATGTCTGGAGGCCCGATTGGTTTTGATAGCACGTACCCTCAATATGCAGCAAACAGTAATGCACAATTAGCATCACGAGAAGCAGAAGAGTTAGAGCATGTACGAAAACCGTTTAATGACTGGGAAGCGTTGCATAGTGCTGTTATGCAACGATATCAAGATACCGCTAAATTTCAATCAGACATGCGTAAAGATCCAAGGATAATTAAAGCAGCTGGCGGTGATCCTAGAAGGATGGCTGCGATTATTCATCAAGCTACAATTGCTCGAAATAACAACCTTCGCAACAGTGGAAAGTTGTTTAATGCAGCTGATTCTGTCCGTGGATATCGTTTCTATAAAGACCCATTGGAACCACGTGGGTCAATGAAATCTGGGAACATGCACGAAACAGGTTTTGATTTACCAGACATGACAGGTCGGCAACCGTACATCATCCGCTAGTAAGTTGGTATTATTGATGTATGTCAGAAATAGTAACAATTGATGGTAAGCGATACCGTATAACGGATAACAGAAAAGTGTTGCTATGCAATGGAACAACAGTTGATCAAAATGGACCAAGACCGTGCAATGCTATGGCTCTTAAAGGGCGCGATTATTGTGCTTATCATGGCGGTAGGTCTCTCATAGGTCCAGCTCATCCTAATTTTATTACAGGCCTTGAATCTAAAAACTACAAAAGATTTAGCAATGTAGGTAAAGATCTTTTAGCTAAAATCGAAACATTACGTGAAGACCCAGATCTATTTAGTCTTAAAGATGATGCAGCATTTATTACTGCTATCATGGATGCAAGAGCTGAAGCTGCAGCTGAAGGCGTTGGTATTGATCAATACAAGAAGGTTCAAGCAGCATACTCTCTCGCGCATAGTAAGTTGGGGTCACCAGACTTCATTGACTCGTTTGAGCAAATTGGAGATGTATTGACCGAAACATTAGATCAATACGCTGCATCTAGAGACGTTATTGAGTTAATTGAAAAACGCGTCGGTATTGTAGAAGCTGAGCATAAAATGATGCATCAGAAAGCCTATACACTTGAAGTGGATCAAGCCTTTAGTTTAGCAATGCAAGTGCTGGACATTGTTCGTGAAAATGTACACAACGCCGAAGAACTTATTGCTATTCGAGCTGGAGTGCAACGATTACTTAAGGTTTATAAGAGCGAAGACGAAGAAGTCATTGATGCGGAGGTCGTGAATGAATCTGCGTGATTTGGAGAAGATGACTCCAAAAAAATTTAAGCAGTTTGCTCGTCCTGACAAGCCACTTACGCATGCTTTACTTGAAGCGATGGATGCACGATTAAAAGAAGTTATCGAAACTGGAGATTACGATAGCGGAAAGGCGTTTAGCATTAACGGATCAGACTTGGATTACCTTACATGGCTTAAAACATTTGCGCCTCACGCAGCATCGTCAGAACTTGCACCTCATCATAAACGCGCATGGGAATGGGCAGAAGGTTTAGAGCAGGGTGTCACTCCACCTGCGTTGATTGAGTGTTGGTTTCGTGGTGGCGGTAAAAGCACCACGATGGAACTTATATCAGCAAGGATTGCAGTTAAAGGTACGCGTAGATTTCTATTGTACGTATGTAGTACTCAAGAAGCAGCTGACCGCCACGTTACAGACATTGCCAACGCAATGGAACGTTGTGGAATTGAAAGGGCAATGAACAAGTATGGCTTTAGTAAAGGCTGGAATGCGTCTAAGCTCCGAACTGCTAACGGTTTTAATGTTTTGGCTTTTGGCCTCGATACTGGTGCTCGTGGTGTTAAGTTGGACCATCTTCGCCCAGATTTTATTATCTTGGACGACATTGACGAATTGGACGACTCGGTTAATCGCGTTGAAAAAAAAGTGGCTACTATAACGCAAACAATTTTGCCAGCAAAGTCAAATGACTGTGCAGTCGTATTTGTGCAGAACCGCATACATGCTAACAGTGTTATGTCACAGGTTTTGTCTGGCGAACTGGACATGTTGCAGAATCGCGTTCAAAGCCCGATAGTTCCGGCAATTAGTGATCTTCGATATGAACCTGTTGAAAAAGAAGATGGTCGCATGGGATACAGGATCACTAGTGGCACACCTTCATGGGAGCATAAAAACCTTGAGGTGTGTCAACAAGAGATAGATACTTACGGTCTAATTTCGTTTTTGCGCGAATGTCAGCATGACGTCGGCGTTGGTGGTCGATTCTTTCCAGAATTTAAGCAGTATGACGAAAAAGGCAATCCATGGCACGTGGTTGACATCATTGACTTTAAACCATGGTGGAGATATTGGGCGTCTCACGACTTTGGTACAAACGCGCCTTGTGCGTTTTACTTATACTGTAGCGACGAACACGAAAACGTCTACGTCATAGGTGAAATTTATAAGTCTGGCATGGTGTCAAGTCAGCAAGCTGAAGCTGCTCTTGAATTGTTAGAGAAGTTTAAAATGGCTGAACCAGTTGACCCAGAACGACGCGGTGGTGAATGGAAAACGCGTTTAGAAGCCATTGCGTTTGACTGGGGTAATACATTTCCGCCAGATAATCCAGCGCAACGCATTGGTGAGTATCCTGTTGAAGTTTGGTGGCGTAAAGGTATGCCAGCCGTACGTGCTGTCAAAGACCGCAAAGCAGGTTGGCGTCGCGTCAAAGAATGGTTATCTGCCACACGTATGACAGATGGTTCAGTAACACCAAAATTCAGAATTTTACGTAATGGCTGCCCAAATCTTATTCGTGAATTGGAAGCAGCCATGGCTGACCCACGAGATCCTGAAGACCTTGACAATGGAACTAAAAGTGACCACGCTCTTGACTCGTGCAGGTATGGTGTTATGTGGCGCGAATATCCGGTGTCATGTGATTCTGTTCAATCACAAGGTAAGTTTAATCCAACATGGCTTGCTAAGAAGTCGCCAGAGGACTTTGTATGATCTACGTAGTTGCACTTGTCTCGATTGCTAACTTGTACCTTAGTGTTATCGTATACTTGCAATTGAAACGTATTACAGGGATGGGGATAGAACTGCCATTCATTCATTACGGAGATAAGTACATCTGATGGCAATACAAGACATGTTGAAAAACCTAATGCCTGGTCAACCTAAGATTATGGCAATGAAAAAGCCAGATAATTACGGGACGCCTGGTAGCTTTGACGTCGATAAGTTATTGCTGAATGACGACAGTAAACTTGGACTCGATCACGATAAAGCTGATTGGAAAGTTTCTCCTGAAGAAGATGCAGAAGAAGCCATCAAGATTTCCAAGTTAGTTCGAGATCAATTTGAAAAAGCGTACCGCACACGGCATGAAATGGAACTTGAATGGATGCAAGCACTTGCATTCTTTGAAGGCCGACAATGGTATAAGATTAACAGCCAAGCGCGTAATTTAGCAAGTTTGCAAGATCCATCAGAATCAAATCGTTACATTACAGTCAACAAAATGAGGCCACTTATTGATGGTGTAGTTGGCAAATTGACGCAAGTAAGTCCGGACGCACGAGCTGTACCGTTGTCATACAATGATCGCGATCGTGCAGCAGCTGACGAAGCAAACTTCATTGCCGGTCATTACACTAGAAAATTTAGCCGTGAAACACAACTAAAAGAGCGCGTACGTTGGGCGTGTGTTACTGGAACGTCCTTTGTAAAAATCTGGTGGGATAGCAAAGCTGAGCAAGTTATGCCGTATATGGGTCTTGACGGACAGATCCAAGGTTTTGAAAAACTACCAATTGGTGATGTTTGCGAAGAAATCATTCCATGTTTTAACGTCTATGTAGACCCACATGCGCAAACAGACGAACAAATTCGATGGATGATTCATGCGTCTATCAAACCAATGTCATGGTTTGTGGACAATTACGGAGAAGCAGGTAAAAAGGTTAAGGCTAACGCTCTTACTGGACAAACGGCAGGTTACGTTGATGCTTATTTGGAGGGAGCAAATGGAACTGGACTTGGATGGGTACAGCCTACGTCAGCCCGTCTCAATGCAGCAGATCACAGACGGCATGCATCCATTGTTTATGAATATTGGGAAAAACCTACATCACAATATCCAAAAGGTAGATACATCGTCACTACTGACGATGCGTTGCTATACGCTGGCGTGTGGCCATACAACAAACGTGATGAGTTTCCATTTGTGCCGTTGCGATGGCAACCGCGAAGTGGAACTCCATATGGTCATAGTCTAGGTTACGACTTGTGTCATCTTCAACTGACGTACAACCGAATTTACAGCCGTGCTGTTGAACAGATGGAGAAGAACAAAGACTACGTAGTTATTGAACGTAGGTCTCGTATTGGTGCAGACGCATTTAACGTAACTGGAGACGATATTGACGACAAGAATAGGCAATTTAGAAAGATCTATTACGATACCGGTACACATCCTCCGCAGATTCAACGTTCACCGGGCATCAGTGCGGATTTGTTTCCGTTTCTCCAAGTTATTGAAAAGGACATGGCTGACATTGCTGGACTTCATGACGTCAGTCAGGGAATGGCACAAGCTGGCACTCCAGCTGAATCAGTACGCTTATTACAACGAGCTGACAACACTCAGCATAGTTACATCAGAGCAGACATCGAAATTAGTGCAGCAAAAATTAAAGAATGGGAAATCGCTCTCGTTGAACAATTTGCTGTTGCTCCTTTTATGGGTTCAGTAGACGATCAGATGAATCCAAAAGATCCTGTGCAACAAGGCGTCATCAATTTCGAGGCAATTCGAGATGGTGGACAGTACCGTGTTGTGTATGTTCCAGGGTCCTCGCAGGAAGATTCACCAGATCAGAAAATGCAAAAGATTGCAATGCTGCGTCAAATGGGATTATTTGGTGATCCCGCAGATCCTGACACCAACGCACTTGTTGTCAAGATGTTACAACTACCAGAAACAACACAAATTTTGGATCATTTGGCAGTTCAACAACAAAAAGCTGAACAGGCGATGCAACAACAACAAGCCATGCAAGAACAGCAAATGGCTATGCAACAGCAGCAAGTTGAAGCTCAATCTCAACCCAAACAAACGTTTGATCCTGAAGCTGAACAAATGAAAGCCGAGATTGATATGCAAAAGCAACAAGCAAAATCTGAAGCGGACATGCAGAAGATTGAAGCCCAAAGCCGAGCAAAACGTGATGATTACGCAGCACAGAAAATAGCAGACTTACGCCATGAGTTGATGTTAAAACAAATTAATGGCGGAAGCGATCAGGAAAAACCACGTCCTGGTGCAGACAAACAATAATAATGTGGTAGATTGAGGGAAACTTAATGTCTGACGAGATGGTGATGCCAACTCCCGATTCACCAGCGGGAGCGACGGACACGGGTTTGCGCGATGCATTCGCTGGCTTTATCCAGGAGAACGCCGATTCTGGACAAGAGGCACAAGGGGCGATAGGTGCCGTAGACGCCGGTTTAGATGTAGATAACGATTCGTATTTGAATGATTTATTGGGAGTTGAAACTCCTGGTAATGTTCCTTACGAGCGTTTTCGCGAGGTCAATGAACGTGCAAAACAAGCAGATACGCTCAGTAACGAGTTTGAAGCTTGGCGCGGTGTTATTGACGAATTCAAGCAACTTGGTTACAACAGCGCAGCTGATATTCAAGCAGCTTTGGAAGCTCAACAACAAGCTTCCGAAGAAGCTGAAATCGCACAGCGTTACCAACA